TTGTATCATAATTGGCGATCAGAAGTACCTAGACTTTTAAAGACATATTTATTTACATCAATAATAGTATTAGTATTCATAACATCAATGGGTATCTTTGGTTTTCTATCAAAGGCACACCTAGATCAAGTTAGACCAACTGGTAATAATGCAGTACAAATAGCATTAATAGATAAACAGATAACGCAACAGAATATTGTTATAGATAGAGCAGAAAATACACTTGATAGATTAGACGCCGCTTTAGATGTCTATATAGCAAAAGAATATGTTAGTAGAGGACTTAAAGAAAGAAAAAAGCAGAAAGAAGAAAGAGAATTTTTAAATAATGAGATAAGAGTTGCAATGGATGAAATTGCTAGACTTATAAATGAGAAAAGTGATATTGAAATAGAACAATTAAAAATAGAGGCAGATGTAGGACCACTTAAATATGTTGCAGAATTAATATATGGTGAAAATGCCAAAGATCATTTTGATAAGGCAGTTAGGATTGTAATATTAGTATTAATATTTGTATTTGATCCACTTGCAGTATTACTATTGATTGCTGCTAATATATCATTAAGACAATGGAGATTAGCGAGAAATGAAAAACAAAAGATTAAAGAAGAAGAAGATAAAGCGAAGAAGAAACAAAAAGATTGGCAGACAGAATCTATTAACGCAAAAGCTAGAGCGAAAAACTACCGAGATAAGCAAAAAATTTATAAAGACTTTTTTGCAAAACTAGGTAAAAGAGAATTAACGAATAGAGATTATGAAGAATTTTTTAACAAAATGGGATCAGAAGAACTTAAAGGTCTAGGTCTGGATCCAGATGAGATAAGACTTAAACTAGATCAGATAATGGAGTGGAATGACCCGAATAATAATCCTAATAAGTAGTTTACTAATATGAAAATAATAGAATGGCATAAAGGAAGAGTTGCTTGGTTTAAAAGAAAAACTGGCGTATCTGATTATGGATTACTTTGGTATACATTTATCAAAGGTGTTATAATCGGTATAGTAATTATGTTATTAACAGGTTGTGGCACATTACCAGCGTGGGTTGGTACAAGTGCTGGTACATATGAAACATATAAAACAATAACATTTACAAAAACAGGTGTTGATGTCGCTTTATCAGCAAATGATATGCCTACAACCAATGACTTTGTGTTATCTAAAATAACAGGTTATGATTGTAAGATCAGTAGAGTATTGGATGAGAAGAAATTAGAGGCGATTTGTGAGAACATAAAGGTGTTCCCACCAGAAGAAACCATCATTGACAAAAAGGACAAAAAGTGATAGTATATATAGAAGTAGAATCAAATAGAGGAAAAAAATGAATAAAATATTAATAGTATTAACAAGTATTATTCTTATGGGTTGTTCAGTTACAAATCCAAAATTATCATTTGGTAAAAAATGCGTAGATAAAGGTGACCAGGTTCACTATTCTTATGTATGGATATATGATAAAAATGCTGGATTAGTAGCAGATGAAATAACTTGTGAATTAATAGACAAGAAGTAAAATGCTTTATACAAAGCGAAGACAAGACCAATTGATTAAAAATGCTGAATCAATGATGAGTAAGGCACAATCAAAATGGGCAACTATGTTCTGGACAGGTGTTTGGAAACAGTTGTGTATTAAATTTAATAAAGTAAATTAGATGGAAAAAGATAAATCAAAAGAAGCAATTAAAGTATTAGAAGAAAATAAACTTACTAATATTTACACACCAGAGGATGAAATCAAATCACATAAACTTGGTGAATATAAATCATATGAAACCAAGGAAGAGGTAGTAAAAAATATTAAGTGGGTTTTGGAAGAAAAAGTAGGTCCTTCTGTTGCTCAACACAATGGTAAGATAGAGTTTATTTCTTTTGATGAAGGTGTATTAAAATTATTAATGGCAGGTAGTTGTTCAGGTTGTGCTATGTCTAAAAAGACATTACAACAAGGTGTGGAAAATATGATGAAACATTATGTGCCAGAAGTACATACAATAGAAAGTGAAGATGATGAAACAGCAAAACAACAAGGATATAATCCGTGGATGCAATAGTACAGAAGATAGGTAGATGGCATAGCAAAGTGTTTGGTTATGTATCTAATAAAGCAAAAACAAGTAAGTGGTGGGCAATAGCATTATCCCTACTTGTTTTATATGAATTAGTAGAACACATAGTATATCCAATATTAGTACCTTGGTTACTATATTTAAATTTTTGGGCAGATTAAAATGGATAACGCAGGCAGACAAGCAATTAATGATAAGTACGGTGTTCCTACGGACGAAGACTTTAAAGAACACGCTGATAAGGAACAAAAAGAATTGGAGGAGTCAATGAAAGAATCATTTAGACAAAGGGATGAAAGAAAAGCAAGAGAACAAGGACAGATAAGACCTTATACTAAACTAGAAGAACAAATATTAACAGCAGGATTGAAAGATGGCGAAGTCAAAGAGTAAAGATAAAATTTACGAAAGAAATCCAGATACAGGAGTTATTCGTTGGAGATATACAGATGAGTCTCCTGATAAGTTTGGTTGGCCGAACTATGGCAGAATATTGAAAGGTAAGATTCCACAATTGAAGAAGGAGGAAAAATGATAGAACCAATAGACACAAAAAAAGTAAAAGAATGGTTTATTAAAAGCTCAGTACCAAATTGGGTTTTAGTAGTTATCGTAGTTATTTGGATATTAGCATAAAGTTATGTTAAAATATATCTTAAATGGTGGTGTTTCACAACATCCAGTATTTTTTACTAAAGAAAAATTTTATAGTATTAAAGAAGATTTAGATAAGGTAGAATGGCGTAAAGGATATCAACCAGCAGGTACATACTATGGAAATAGAATGCAGGCGTTTCCTTGTTATGAATATCCTTACGAAAAAGAAAACGAAACTATAAAAAAGAAATTAGAAGATATATTACAAACTGATATTATTGAATTTCATTGCCTTGCTAGAAAAACTATATTGAGTGAAGTAAAACAATCTACACAAAATTTTGGCAAATATGGTTTAGTACATAAAGATGACAACGAAAATCAATCACCTATAATAGCAGGTATGATGTACTTTGACCAGTCGTTTGATGGAGGCACGGCATTTTTTAAAGATCAAATGGAGAAAGTGCCAGATATGTATATAAGTGCTTTTCCAAATAGACTGGTTTTATATCACGGTGGAAGATGGCACGCTCCGTGTTTAGATTATACCTTTGAAGAAAGATTAACATTATCTTTCTTTGCTAAAGTAAAAAGATAATGCCAATATATACATTTTTTAATAAGAAAACCAAGAAAGAATATGACGATATGATGTCCATATCAGATATGGAATCATATTTGCGTAAGAATAAGCATATTACACAGGTATTGCAACCAATAAATATAGTTAGTGGTACAGGAGGTATCAAAACTGATTCAGGTTGGAAAGATAATCTATCTAGGATTGCAGAAGCACATCCTACAAGTCCACTTGCCGATAGGTATGGCAAGAAATCAATCAAACAAATTAAAACTCAACAAGCAATGAAGAAGAACAAACAAAGAATAGCAAGTAGAAGGAAAAAGTAATGGCAAAAGATATACCAGATTATATGCGAGAGTTTGATACTTCGGAAGATTGGGGTTTTACTCCAGTTACATCTAAACCATCAGACACACCGAGCATTGATCCTAAAGTAGTAGAAGGTACAAACATTGAACTATCTAAAGTTAAATCAGATGTTGGTGATATAAAATCAATGATGAATGAGATTATGCAGATAGTCGCTGAAAAAGATACCATTACAAAAGATATATCAGATGAAGATGTAAAAGCAAGATTTAAAGACATTGAAAAGATTGTATTGCCGTTTTTATACAATCTATCTAAATCAGATGAACCATATATACATTGGCCGAATAGGGGACCAATTATAAAGGCACAAATTGAGAAAATATTAAAACTTACAAGGGGGTGATTTATGTCGCTTAAGGCGAATCATAAAGAACTAAAAAAGAATGTCAATGAAGCAAATACAGTTAGAAAAACAAACCGAGGTCCAAAGAGTTGGGCAGAATTAAGAACCTTGAAGAAATTAAAATTAAAAGCAAAGGATAAATTAAATGCAACTAAGCAATAACTTTTCGCTTAAGGAGATGACCAAAAGTCAGACCGCCGAAAGGCACGGTTTGACAAATAATCCTAGTGAGGATCACCAGGATAATCTCAAAAAACTATGCGAGAAAATACTACAACCAATTAGAGATCACTATGGCAAAGTAGTATCAGTATCAAGTGGGTACAGGTCTCCAGAGTTATGTGTTAAGATAGGATCAAGTTTAAAATCACAGCACGCCAAAGGACAGGCGGCGGATTTTGAAATATTTTCTATACCTAATGCTGACTTAGCAAAGTATATCATAGATCATTTAGATTTTGACCAATTGATATTGGAATATCATAACACGGATGAACCTAATAGTGGGTGGATCCATTGTTCGTATAAGAATGCTGAAGACAATAGAAAACAAATATTGAGAGCATACAGAAATAGTGATGGCAAGACTTTATATGAACCATACGACCCTAGTTGAGAGGTTGATACTCTTAATAATGAAAGATTAGAAGAGCGAAAGAAACTTACGGATCATTATATGCTCCATAGGTCTATTTAACGCTTGACTTATTGCCAATATAATGTTATATTAGTATATTATGAATAAATTTAAATTTATAGAAGTTAATAAAGACTTATTACCAGATACAAAAGGTAGACGAATAGACGGTCATAGATTTTACGAAATTGATGGCAAGAACTATCCGTCTATCACAACTGTATTAAATATCAGAAAAAAAGAAGGATTAGTCCAGTGGCGTAAGAATGTAGGTGAAGGCGCTGCTAATTGGGAAATGGGTAGAGCGGCCAGACGAGGTAAAGCAACCCATACATTAATAGAACAGTATCTTAAAGGTGAAACACCTAGTGAGAGAAGTGTATTGCCATTAGGTTTATTTAAATTATTAAAACCTTATGTAGATCAAATCAATAATATCCATTTACTAGAAGAAATAATGTATTCACACAAATTGACCATTGCAGGTCAAGTTGATTGTGTTGCCGAGTATAATGGTAAGTTATCAGTAATAGATTTCAAAACAGCAAACAAAGAACGACAAGAGTCTTGGATAGATAACTACTTCCTACAATGTACTGCCTATGCAGTTATGTATGGAGAGATATTCAAAAAACCCATAGAACAAATTGTCATATTACTTGCTGGTGAAGATGGTTCTGTTGCTTGTTATAAAAAAAATAGAAAAGATTATGAAGAATCTTTGGGCAAAGCAATAGAAGATTTTTATAAATATTACGAAGAACTTAACAAAGATAAAGTCAAAAGTACGACCTAAAATAATAATGTGAATTAAATTTATACTTGCGACCTAATAAGGACAAGTATGAAAAAACTAATACTAATTATAACATTATTACTATCAAGTATTGCTTATGCAGAAACGCAAAAGAAATACAACTTTTGGTGGGAACAATTGCCAGCAATATGTTCCACGAATGCTGAGATTAGTAGGTGGGCAACAGACAATAAGTTTTTGCCCCTTAATGTAAGTTATGGTAGAACAGGTGGTAAGGCAGATGGAGAAATTGTTTATATGATAGTTTATTGGATGAACGATTCAACACAAACATTTGCTTCAGTACAAACACCTGACAATCCAAATGTAACTTGTATTTTGTTTAGAACTTTTGATTTAACAATGAATCAAAATTTGATGGATAAGAAAAATTAATGAATTTAATGTTGAAGGTAAAATAATAACTAGTGAGGACGAGGGTGCGATTCCCTCCACCTCCACCAATTTAAAACACATTGATGTGTGCTTTGAGGGGGTGAGTTAGATTCGACTGCTACTAAAATTTACTGGAGTTAAATCGCTGACACCGTAATGTCAAACTATAAATGCTAACGAAAGTTATGCTTTAGCAGCTTAGTCTGCTTGGGGTTCGCCTGTACCTCGCAACAGAAACAGGCATTGAATTAGAGAATACCTAACTGCTGTTAGGTGGGCGCCGAAGTGTGGTGAAAGCTAGCGTGAGTAACCACACGACACCCTTGACTTGCTTAATAAAATATGTTATAGTATAATTATGAACAGTAAAGAATTTAGTTTAAAGATTGAGGCAATGGTTAAAGAAAAGAGAATGCCTTATATGGATGCTGTAATAGACTACTGTAAATTAAACGATATAGATGTTGGCACTATCAATTCAATGGTCAACAAATCATTAAAAGAAAAAATCAAAGCAGAAGCAATCAACTTGAAGATGTTGAAAGAGAAAAAAGGTGGAACATTACCTGTATGAACATAACAGAAAAATTGACCAATAAGAAATATTATGTAAGAAGCGTAAAAGAATATAAAACAATAATTAAGAAATTAAATAAAGAATATCCTAAATTTTTAAAGGCAATACCAAAAATGACTAACAAAACAGCTTTAAAACATCCGTTGATGAAATCTTTAGAGGAGTTAAAATGTATAATGAGTGGACCAAAGAATTTATAAGTAAACACACAGCAAGAGGTTCACATAGGTGGGCATTTTGGTGTGAAGGAATAGTAATCGGTATATTAATAGGAATAATATTATAATGAGTGAACTAAAAGCAATGGATGAATTTTTTGATAAACTATTGCAAAATGCTGAGAAGGTAAATCCATTAG